TGTAGATAAAGCCTCAACATTCATAACTAAAATATGTAATGCTGTTTCTATTTCAAATAAAGTTTCTAGTTTTTCTTGTTGTGTTTTATTAATATTTGATTGCCATAATACCGTCACATTTTCTATGTGGTTTGGTAAGTGCGTAGGTATCTCTTGCTCATACCAAGTTTTTACTACACCCTTGGGAGCTATAATTAATGCACCGTCTATCTTGCCTTTGTCGTAAAGCATGGACATATTATCTATTAATACTTTTGTTTTACCTGTACCCATCTCCATAAAATAAGCATAGGTTTCTTTATTCCATGACTTTTCTAAAGCAGTTAACTGATGCTTGTATGGTTTTGTCTTAAATTTATAATTCATCTTTCTATTGACTTATATAAAGGATGTTATATGATTTGTCAATGTCAGAAAGAATAGTTTATGTAATACAAGAAGTTTCTGGTACTCAAGCAGGTAATCCAAAAATAAATATTATGGGGGCCTCTAAGTACGGTAGATTTAAATTTTTATTACCAGAATTTTCTCAAATAATTTTTTCTCCTGGGCCACTTATATACAAATTAAGGCAAGGATTAAAAGATTATACATCTAGTGATTATTTACTACTTACAGGCGATCCTGCTATAATTGGTGTTGCGTGTTCTATTGTATCTGATATTACAAATGGTAAATATAAATTACTCAAGTGGGACAAACAAGAAAGAAAATATTATCCTATTGAAATTAACTTACACGAGAAAGGAGAAATAGATGGCAATTAAACAACAAATAAAATTTAAAGATGAAATAAACTTTGAAGCAGATCAACAAGATGCAATGAAAAGAACTGATAATATTCAATCACTTGCAGATCAAGTTGAAAACTTAGAAACTGTTAACTCTAGTATAGAGAATGCAGAACAGATTGTAAAAAACTTAAAAAAGAAAAGAGACCACATATCAGGTGAGGTTATACCAACAATGATGTCTGAAATGGGTTTAGCAGAATTAAAACTTCATGATGGATCACATCTGAAAGTTTCAACGTCGTATAGAGCTCACATTAGTGAAGCAAACAAAGAGGCGGCGTATAACTGGCTTCGTGAAAATGGCTTAGGCGATATAATCAAAAACGAGATATCCGTATCGTTTGGTCGTAACGAAGATAACAAGGCGGCTGATTATGCCGAACTTGCAAAAGGTCAAGGGTTTCAACCGACACAAAAGATGAAGGTTGAACCCATGACTCTGAAAGCGCTAGTCCGTGAGCGTATTGAGGCGGGTAAAGAAATGCCAACGGAAATCTTCGGGGTGTTCTCGGAGAATAAAACAACAATAAAAAGAAACAAATAAAAAGGAAAAAATAAAAAGGAAAAAATAAATATGAACCAAGTAACGACTAAAAAAGAAGGTGCATTGGCAACAAACTTATTTGAAGCTGATGCAAATCAAGGTGCTCAAAACATATCGCAAGAAGATCTTGCGTTACCTTTCTTGAAGGTTTTGGGACAGCTATCTCCAGAAGTAAATGAAAGAGATGGTAAGTATGTTGAAGGCGCAAAGCCTGGAAAGATATTAAACTCTGTAACAAATCAATTATACGATAGTATAAAAGTTGTTCCAGTTTTTTATAAAAAACAATATCTAGAATGGCAAGATAGAGGCACAGGAGTAGGGGCACCTGTTGCAGTGCACGACGCTAATAGCGATATCATAAGTCAAACGACTCGTGATAAAAGTATGAAAGATAGGTTATCAAATGGTAATTATCTTGAAACAACCGCAAATCACTTTGTTCTTGTTTTAAGTGATACGCCATCAACAGGATTGATTTCCATGAAATCTACTCAACTTAACGTAAGTAGAAAATGGAATACGATGATGATGGGTATAAAAATGCAGGGTAAGAATGGACTTTTTACTCCGCCAACATACAGCCACATTTACAATCTAAAAACTGTACAAATGTCAAATGACAAAGGTACATGGTTTGGATGGGAAGTGACTAAAGAGGGACCAGTCACAGATAAGGGTGTATATGAAATGGCTAAAGAGTTTTCACAAAGATTAGGCAAAGGTGAGATTCAAGCTAAACATGGCAACGGAGAGGCAGACTCCAAACAACCATACTAACCGTATCCTAGGTAGTGGGCAGTCACGCGAGAGTAGGCTGCCCACGTTATATTTTTATGGTAGAAAAATTTAAAAGCATATTCGCAGGATTAGACCGTGCTTACGGTGTCACTATTGTAGAAGATACAAATGGTAATGGCACAAAAATAAAAGGTAAATCATTTGTAAAACGTCAACCAGTAACAGATAATCTTTGGCAAAAACATTTAGATGGTGAAGAAAATTTAGGTATCATACCTATTAATGATGATAATCAATGTAAATGGGGTTGTATAGATATAGATTCTTACGCAGGTTTTGATCATAAAAAATTAATAGATAAAATAAAAAATATGAAACTACCATTGATTGTGTGTAGATCAAAATCAGGTGGTGCACACATATTTTTATTTACATCAGATTACGTATCAGCAAAATTAATGAGAGATAAATTAGTGCAGATAAAAGCTGTACTAGGATATGGAGGGTCAGAAGTTTTTCCAAAACAAACAGAATTAAAATCGAAAGATGATACAGGAAATTTTTTAAACTTACCATATTTTAATTATAAAAATTCTGTTCGATACGCATTTAAAAAAAATGGTGAAGCTGCTACACTGGATGATTTTTTTAATTTACATACGGGAAACTATTTGGATCCTGATATGTTACAAGAATTAGAAATAGAAAGACCTAAATCAGAATATAGTGATGGACCACCCTGTATTGAAACACTAGCTATGAATAAGATAGGCGAAGGTGGTAGAAACAATGCATTGTTTCATTATGGTGTATATGCAAAACAAAAATGGCCAGCAGAGTGGAAGTCAAAATTAATTTTATTTAATGCAACTGCAATGGAAAAACCATTGTCAGATTCAGAGGTACAAATAGTTGTTACACAGCACGATAAAAAAGAATGGGGTTATAAATGTAAAGATGAACCAATGTGTAGTATGTGTGATAAAACATTATGTCGAACTAGAAAATATGGTATCGGCCAGGAGATACTGTTTCCTGGGCTAACCGACCTCCAGGTAATAGATTTGGAGGACCCTTACTACTATCTTAATGTAGACGGAGAAAGATTATACTTAGAGAATGTAAAATACTTGAGACAGCAAAGTTTATTTCAGGAGGCATGTATGAAACAATTAAGAAACAGACCACCAACACTAAAAGAAAAAGATTGGGTTACGATAACAAATTTATTGCTACACAATGCAGAAGTTACAGAACCTGCGGAGGGATTACGAACAGAAGATCAATTACAAAATCATTTAGAAGAGTTTTGTTTAAACAGACAAGTATCAACAGATAAAAATGATTTAAAAAAAGGTGGTGTGTGGACATCAGAGGGGTATCATCATTTTGTATTTGATAGATTTTATCATCAGTTTTTAATGCGTAGAAGATGGGATCTTGGTTATTCAAGAACAGCACAATTATTAAAAGAAAAATGTAGTTGTGAAAATAGAAGGATAGGAAAAGAAAGACTATCTGTGTTTGTAGTCAAAGAGTTTGACAAAAAGACAGATGAGTATAAACAAAAGAAACTAAAAGAGGAAGATCCATATTAATGAAAACGATAGTGTTAGGACCACCAGGCACAGGAAAGACAACTACATTATTAAATAAAGTAGATGACTATTTAAAAGAAACAGATCCTGATAAAGTTGGATACTTTGCTTTCACACAAAAAGCTGCATACGAAGCAAGAGACAGAGCCATAAAAAAATTTAATCTTACAGAAGACGACCTACCATATTTTAGAACACTACATTCACTAGCGTTTAGAAAACTTGGTGTAAAAAAAGAAGACGTGATGCAACGTAGACACTATGTTGATTTAGGCAAGAAGCTAGGGTTTCCTGTCAACTACGCTAGGTTTGAAGACGACCACAATGGTATTTTTACATCTGACAGTGAATACTTACGAATAATAAATCTTGCAAAGTTACGAAATATTACACCAGAACAACAATTTGATTTAGCAGAACACAACAGTGATCTTGAAAGAGATAAGCTAACTATTATTGCAAATGAAATAGAGCGATACAAAAAAGAATACAATCTAATAGATTTTAATGACATGATATTACATTTTATTAAATCAGATAAGTCACCAAAGTTTGATGTAGTGTTTATAGATGAAGCACAGGACCTATCTCTCATGCAGTGGGATATGGCAAAAAGTATTTGGAATAAAACAACAGATTCTTTTATTGCAGGTGATGATGACCAAGCAATATTTAGATGGGCAGGTGCAGATGTAGATTCTTTTATTGCACAAAAAGGTTTGATGATGCCACTCACACAATCACATAGGATACCAGCCATGGTGCACAATGTTGCTATGAACGTAATTAACAAAGTTAGAAACAGAATAGATAAGTCTTGGAAACCAAAGACACACGCAGGCGCATTATCTAGATACGATGATTTTGAACAAATAGATATGACATCTGGCGAATGGTTGGTCATGGCTAGAACCAAATATATGTTAAACGAATTAGAAGACACACTGTATAGAAACGGTTTGTATTACAGAAATAAATTTAAAAAAACAAAAGAACAAGAACTACATTATGCAGCACAAGATTGGGAGAACTTACGTAAAGGTCAGCCCATGATGTACAAACAGGTAGAGAGAATATATGGATACATGAAAGATAATACAGATAGATCTAAACTCAAAGGCATGTTGAAAGATGCATCTTACGATATTGCTACACTAAAAAAAGATTATGGTTTAAAACTAGATAGTAATGCAGTTTGGTATGAAGCATTTGATCCC